GACGATATTTCAACGTTAGCTAATTTAATCGATGATGCGGTCTCCCTCAATATAGTCGTAATATCTTCACCTACACCGCCCATATCCGACATAGATGACGATAGTGTCTCAGTCGAACTAGCCATATCAGTAGTCAAGCCTATCATAGCTTGATACTCTTCTATAGTCATCCCATGTTGTGCAGATGCTAACGCAAGCTCTCTGCTAACACCTGATATTGATTCTAGGTACTTATAATAAGCTTCTGTGCCTACAGCCAACGTACCTACGCTATCCCGAACCCCTTTCGCAGACTCTGCTTCGGCTCTTGCTACTTCCTCCTTAATAGATATCACCATCGCTAGAAGTCCGCCAGCTACAGCGAAAAAAGTAGCTGAGGCAGCAACTAAAGGCACACCTATCAGCGCCAGTACTGCGGCACCTAAACTACCTGAACCAAAAAATAAGTAGGATATTAGACCGACGGCAAGAATACCACTCGAATCGTTTGACATAAAACCAATAAGTTGCTCTATCGAGTATCTAGTTTTGTCTACGAACTCCCCAACGTTTTGCTGTATCAATGCATCATTCGCAGTCACCCAGCTTGTAACTGCCTCAGACGTATTTCTTATCTCTTCAGTAAGAATATCTGTGACACCTGATGCCATGATAGCATCGCGAACTTCGAACCATGAGTTCTTCATTCTGTTCATTTCTGACTGAAGAACTTTGGATGCTTCTGGTATAACATCGTGGTACAGGTTTTTGAACGCTCGTGCAAATTTAGGAAGGAAATCGTCAGCGTAAACATTACCAAGTTCTAACTGCTTCGACAGTTCGGCCGTAGTCATTCCCATAGCTGTAGCAGCCGTCTGAAACGCCCCCGGCAATCTTTCACCTAACTGACCACGTAATTCTTCAGCTTGGACTTTGCCTTTTGATATGATCTGTGTGATAGCTCTTAGGACAGCTTTTGACTCCTCACCACTCAGCTTTAACGCTGTTGATGCTTCCGCCATGCCCTCCCAAATATCTTTTACAGCCTGACCTTCTAACGCTGTACCTTTTGCAGCGGCAGCTATACGTGTAAAACCCTGTACTTGATCCTGAAACACAAGACCGAGTCTCTCAGATTCTTCTCGTAAATATTTCTCTGTTACAATTGCATTTTCCTGCGTACCCATGGCAGCTTTTAACGTAACACGCATAGCTTGGGCACTTAAGCCTACATCAAAAAAGCTTTTTGCTAATGAACTTAGTCCTCTACCTCCAGATAAGCCTAATATTACGGAGTGCATTCCTCTCAGCTTACCTGTAAGGTCTGACGTATACCCTGACAGAGACGTCATCGCGCCTGAAAAATCACCTATCTTTGACCTAAATGCTGCAACCTCCAAACGAGATAAGTGTAACGACTTGGTTAATCTCTGAATAGATTTGTCCGCAGTATTAAGTCCAGCAGTATGTACAGCTCGGGAATTAAGTTCATTGATGGAGGATTCACTCAACAGAACAGAAGAGTTCAATGTCTTTAGATCTTTCTCTAAATCTCTAACTGCTTTTTGTGCTGCCGCAGTATTTATTTCAATTTTATACCCAGACATACTAAACCTTTACTTACCAGATAATTTAGAGTTAATCATAGGCAAAATAACCTTTTCGACACGTAGGATCTTCATAAAATCAAGTCTCGTAGCGTCATACTCTCTACATAAATCTAGGGTATCACTTATAGAGATATTATTATATACCATCTCCGATAAACCTACCTGAAATGTTCTCAAATCATGAAGTATACTCCAGAGAAATAGTGCAGTCCTATTATTCGCAAATAAGTCTCTCGGTTTTCCACACGACTGACAAGGCGGACTACCATGGTACACATCATCGCACTCTTCACAAGAATCAGTGCCAGAGGATGTGTACCATTTAAGCCAGTCAATTAGTTTTTTACTTCTTCTGCCTCAGATTTTTGCGCGTCTTTTGACAGCTCAGATACCTTGTCAAGAACCTCCAAAATAATGTCCGGATTCAAAAGATAAACTTTACGCTTATTCTCCTTCGTACAAGGAATAGGGTCACCATTTTCATCTTGGATATCCCAATCAACGATCGTCTTATCCACACGATCTATCTGCAAAGCTACATAATCAGGGTCTTTTTCCTCCATGGTGTTACCGATCCATCTTTTTTTCGGAGTATGCTTCTTAATAAGCCTTGCATTTTCCTCCGGGTCAATAATATTTACTGTGAAATTTGCTACCTCACCATTTTTCTCAACCTTAACCTCATAGGTTGATTTTTCGGTTCTTAGCCTCATATCTGCCTCCTTTAGATTACACTAGAGTGATATTACTCTAGCGGTTTAAGTGAATACCATTGTGCAAGAATCTTCCCCCGAGCTTCCAAGTGCGGTCAAACCAATATCGAGTGACATCGTAGGCTTCTCAGTCGATTCAGACGGAACATCCAGCCTAGAGTATAGAAGATTTATAACGAAGATACTACCAGCTGAGTCGCCTATAGTTAACTTTGTTACCACATCGTCATCGTTCAGGCCGTCATAAAAATATGCCAAATCATCCGTGCGTTCCAAAACATTCAACTTTCCAGTTATAGACCGGGTATCTTCGACGTAATCATCAGCATAACCAGACGTCGTGATCTCATCAGTCAAAAACTTAACCGGAGATGATATCTCTAATGAGAAAGACTTCAGATTTTTAGCCACTCCGTTAAATTTTATCTCTGTGTCTTTATTCTCAAGCGGGGAGCCAACAGCGGTATAGGTCGGTAAAAACCCCTTGATAACTGCATCATCTGAGCATGTCACTGGATCTGCTAACGTCAAAATATTAGTATCGACGTCTACGGAATTGACTATATACCCATCACCAGAGTTGTCATCCGAGCCAATCTGTACACGGGCATCAGCGGTAAATAACTTGGCGTTATCGACAGTGACTGAAGTAGAGGATGACACAGCACCGTTAACTGCTGAGACACCCGCCCAACCCATCTGCAAAAATCCCCCTGAAAAATCGATGGCGGCGCCACCTTTATTAGTAAGATTCAATGCCGCTTTGGTGCAACAAGCACCACGGCCAAACTTCACAACGTCTCCCTTCTTTACCCAAAGAGTAAACGACGGCTTAGTAGTAGCCTGAGAATATGTGACAGACGTGCTTGCCGATACTGTCTCTACACCCATTAGAGACTCGTATAGAACCTTTGACATGGGCTGAGTACCTGCAGAGCCGGATGGACGAATATAAGAAGGAAGCGAAAATGACCCTTCTGAAACCTGATCTCGAAACCGATTAACAACATCTAAAGAATTTACAATCTCATCGCTGTTAGTATACGTCGGCTGCTGATTGATCTCTACTCCGCCCGTTCCAACGATCATCTCCGCAGCTGCGGACGGAAATGCCACAACGCCTTTAGTCGTTTCTTTGACAGCAAAGATCACTTGTTCCATTGCTAAAACAACTTCATTACTCATAATATCACCTCACAAAATTAGCTAAAAACAAAAAAAGGCACTACCACCCTATGATGGTATGCGCTTATTGCATCGTCGACGCCCATACTCTCAGTATACGGCAAAGTAGTACCATTGTCACAGACGACTCCATCGATATCTCTATGTTTGAACATCTCTTCTAACAAACCTCCATACGTCAATCCTTCGTCAACACCAACGTCAAGTTTAGTGAATATATTAATGATAAACACACCATACCGCTCTCCGATTCCACCTATTTCGGCAGCAAATGTTTTTCCTGGTAAGAAATAACATTCTATATACGGCAATGCTACGTCGTCATCTAGATTTATTTCTCTTATATTAGTAGCAGTCCAATTAGACTCTAAGTAATCTGTTACTGCTTTTTTTATTTCATACGGCGTCATATTTAACACCCTTATTGGGAAATGTATACTCCAAATTCAGCCATCGATATGGCAATCATTCCTGATGGTGCTTGCTTCGAACCTCCGGCTTCCAAGAAAGATATATATTCGAGATTATTGTATATGTAAACGACGCCTGTAACGCTATCGATTTCAAACTTAAAATCACTACCAGAATAACGTTGTATCGCAGAAAGATAATCTCCTTCAGGTACAATGTCCGCTGAGTATGTATCTGATATTACCCAACTATATTTCGCTCTGCCTGTTCTTACTGGCGTCCTATCTCTTATCGCATCGAATAGCCTGTTACAAGCTAGGGATATTTTCTTTTCAATGTCAGCGTCTATATCACTTATAATCTTATTTACTTGTACTGAAAATAACTCACTCACGAATTTGCGCCTCATACAATATGGCAACGTCCCCTGGATCAATTTTCTTAATCTTTATGACATTTACTTCTTCTCCTGAAACTAATATCTTCGCCTTTGTACCAATTTCAGGCAACGATAGTGCAGGAAACAGCAATCTCGTATCGTTCTGCTGCACAATTGTATTGTCTATCATGTGCATGTTATACGCTTTTTTAAGGCCAAACGTATCGTAATCAGAATCTGCAGTCGCACCGTCATATTGAAGGGTGTCAGGGTTAAATACACCTGGCGATCCTTTAACTCGAATAACTATAGGAAAACCTTCTTCCTCAAATTCTTCATGTACTTTTTTTGCTTCAGCTTCCCAATCTTCCATAACTACATCCGAATAATGCTTGCATTGTATCTACCAGATGTAAGGTACTTTCGTATAAGCGCATCTACAGATGAATAGATATTTGAAGATGGAGCAGCAAAAGAATACTCTTTTATGATAACGCCTGCTATGTTCTTCTTTACCAGATATGCATCTCTGCCTATGACAGGCATCATTATACCTGGGGATACCAGCTCTTCCAGAGCACTGACGATTTGCGCACTCTTAACATCTTCTGGCAACTCGCTATCAAAGGTTCCGTCTATCCAATTCAAGCCTCGAAGATAGTCCCAAGCACGTTGTAATGCCTCAGTCTTAACATCATCAGCGCCAGTCCACAAATCATTACCTCGCAATTCATGATACGCGTCTGCTTCAGCAATAGTGGCTTGGGACCAATCGTCGATGCTACTCATCTACAAACCT